CGATTGAATCCGATGGTCTTGTTTGCGTAGTAGCCTATGATTTCAAGGCTTACTAGCTGTTGCTTAGGCATCTGGCCGCTTTGTGCGGTATTTTGCAAATTGTAAAATGTAAGGATTCCTTCATCTCTCATGCTTCATCACCTATCTTTCTAAGTCCGATTTGAATGAGCATATCTTTGTATCTTGCCAGCGCTTTATCATCGCCATAACCGAAGTAAGCCTGGCAATATACAGCTACCGCATTGCACTGCACTGAATCTGTAATATCAAAGGCTTTATCTGTCGCTTGGGTAATATCAGCTTCACCTGATTCAATCAAAGCCTGAATTTCATCATCGAATGTGTCACTTGCAACGCGAAGTGATTTTTTTACAAATGCCATTAATTCCTGTTCAGTCATGGCTAAATCTCCCTTTAATCTTCTACTTTCTTCTTCCCCTTCTTTGGCTTATCAGCCTCTGAAGAATTCAAATTCTTTTCTACTTTTTCAGCTTTCTTTGTTTCAGCTGCGTTTTCCTTCACATATTCGCAGCGGCCAAGCCTACGGATGACCGCTGCTGTTTCTGGACTAACATCAACAATTGTGCCAGCCGAAAGAAGCACTCTTGTTTCAGCTGTGAGCTTAATCTTCAATCAAATCTCCTTGATTAAGGCTCTGGAGTTGCTGGCTTTGCGATAAGTGTGAATCTTCCTGGAGCAACTGCTTCGAGCGCCACATACTTACGACCAACAAACTTCACAAGGTCTGCCTCAGCAAGTGACAAATCATCCATCTTGATTCTGATCTCTTCACCGTTAGGGAAGTTAGCTCTGAATCCTGTTGCAAGATCACCAACGATTGCATAAACTTCACCATCAGATGCAGCATCATAAGACTTCAAGCTGTTGTTGAATAAAACAACAAGGCCAGCAAATGGGTCTGCAAGTGGGTAGCCATCACCTGTTGTGATTGACTTGAATGCTGCCCATGTAAGCTTATTCATGATTGCAACATTGTTTGTTGCTTCATCAGAAAGATTTGCAATGGCATTTACCATTGTTGTTGCTGAAGGAGCTTCTGTGATCTTAGCTGCTGCTGGTGTAGTAGCCGAAGATGTCTGTGGAAGGGCCTTGATTTTTGCAACAACGATATCCGCTGCAGCCTTTGCAATCTTGTGGCCAAGCTCATCATAGATGTAATCAATGAACTCCTCGTCCTTCATATCAAGGACTTCATCAGAGATTGTGATCCACTTCTTGATTGACTGTGGAATGAGCTCAACTACACCAAGAGCTAACTCTTCCTCATCAGGAGCATCTGTTCCTTCAACATGGATGACTGCCTCAGATCCTGAAATCTCAAAGCCAATCTTGAGATTTCCCTTAACATAAGTCTTTCCAACTCTGTTAAGAATCTCATCTGTTTCCCATGCTGTTCTGATTCGCTCCTCTGCGAATGTTGGGATTGGCACCTGGCCATCTGTTGGAGCATTCTCAGTTAAAAGTGAGCGAAGCGCTGTGTCATCGCCCTTGATTGCTGCAGCATAAGCTGCAATGTATTCAGGACTATTTCTGAATTCTTTTTCCATCTTCATTTCTCCTCTCTCGTTTTTGATTTCCTTTGCAGATTCAGGATGCTGTTCAACTTCCTTTGCAGCTCTGATTTCTGCTTCAATCTGCTCCTTCTCAGCAAGAAGCTTTTCTCTTGATTCCTTAATCTCAGCAAGGACCTTGCTTCTCTCATCGATTTCAGCCTGTTCAGCTGTTTCAGCAAGTGGCTGAAGGCCATTTGCTCTTGATTCGATTTCAGCAAGCTCAGCTGTAATTTCAGCTAATCTTTTCTCTTTCATGACTGAATCTCCTTTAATTCATTGTTAAGCTCAGCCACTTTTGCACTTCTCACGCGTGCGCTCTCCAGCTCTTCGCGCGCTCTCTTCAAGCTTTCAAGACTACTCTCCAGTGATCTCTCAGATTGAATAGAAGTTCCTTCATAGGCTGGCCATGTAACAGCACTCACTTCGAAGATTTCTGAAATGTGAGTGATTCTGCGAAGTGGTAAATCTGAATCAAGATTCAACCATTCTTCGCCATCTACAATAAAAGCGAAGCTCATTCCTGGAATGTCGCCTCGCTCTACTGCTGAATTTAATTCAATTGCTTTTGGATTCTTTGGGTCCAGGTCTGCTTCCATGTCCACCGCGAAATTTGACTTCGTGAAACGAAGATTTGAATTTGCATTGTTGTTGCGGCTTCGTGCCAGTGGAATACCACTGAAATCATGATTAACTAAGAAGCACACATCACGCAGCACGCTCTCTTCAACTGCTTCAGGAGCAATCTCTTCTTCAAAGTAGCCACCGATATTTGTGCGTTGATTAAATACAATCGGCTGTCCTCCAAGAGTGATTTTTCCATCCTCTTCAGCTCTGGATTCAACCTTTCCGATAATCGTTCGGGTTTCTCTATTCTTCATTGTTTCCTTCTCCTTCCTGAACTTGTGTATTTGATTCATAGTTATTAGTTGCAATCATAATTTCATCGCCACCACGCTCTGGGCCAAGTGGTTCATAGCCAAGCATTTCACGATATTCATCACGTGTGAAAAGGCCGAGCTCTCTTGTGGCATTCACGATGCTAACAACAGCCGAAGTGCTCTGATATTTGACTTTGTTCATGTTGGCGTGAACTTCATTGCCAAATCCCAGCTCTCTTTCTGTAAATAAAAAAGCTGTCAGCGCATCCGTGAACATGATTGCGAATGGCTCCAGCTTTCCTTCATAAATTGATTCATATTTTTCTGCAGTGAATTTGTTTTGAACAAAGTCTTCATTCACACCGAAGTAGTCGAATGTGCTTTGTCTTGTTTGATTTCTCGTATCAGCATCAATGATGTATGGCTTTGATTCGATGTTCTTATAATCGAATTTGCCATCTATAATCATCACGCCGCCATTATTTTTTGCATCAAGATTTTCTTCAATGAATCTCTCACGCGCTTTTGTGATGTCTTCTTCTTTCATCACTCCAGCCGCAATGAGAAGTCCACGAATCAAAGCGCTTGATTTGATTCCTTCAATGATGCCTTGATTCTGAGCATGCATCAGCTCAGCAATCGGAGAAAATGGTGAATTCTCATCACCATAGAGCTCATCATTGAAGTAGTGGTTTCTAAGGTGAATCAAATCTGAATAAGGAACTGTATAGTAATGATTGTGATGTAGCTCAAACCTTGCCACCTTGATTCCATCTTTTTCAAAAAGTTTGAATCTTGTGTAATTGATTGGCCACAAAGCAATCAACTTCGTTCCATCATATTCTGGCCAAATAAATACATTGTTTGATGCAAAATATAAAGCAGCGACTTTATAAATAAAATCGTATTGAGTCATGTATGGATTTGGCTTCTTCAGAACTCTGGCAACATCTGATGTTGTATCAGTGACTGCCACTGAATCTTTGACTTGGCGGATTGCTGTGAGTCGCATCTTGGCCAGATTCCTTGCAAGGGCATCAATGCAAGCAACTACTGCATCGATATCAAGAAGCTCTCCGTGAAATCTTCGATAATTCCAGCAATTGATTGTGATTGGAATGCTCTTTCCCTGATTTCTTTCCCTGGCTTCTGCTTCAGGTTTTCTTTTGAATCTGTCAAAAAGTCCCATTTCTTTCTCCTTATCCGACCATGTTCAAATAATCGTTTCTGTATTTTGTATAAATAACATACGCATTCAATGCGCTAACTGTTCCATCAATTCTTCGCCTCTTTTGAAGCTTTACTGGCTCAATTGATTCAAGAGTGCCCACAGACTTCACGCCTGTGTTTGTTAAACACCATTTAAAGATTGGATTGTTGTTGTAATTTATGTTGTGTTCAGCAAGTTGAGCTCCCATTTCCTTCATTGGCATGGTCCATGTTCTTGCGCCCTGAGCAACTGCTTCCATGACTTCACCGAATTCTTGATTCATCTCTTCCACCCAGTAATCAGCCATTGCTCTGTCATAGCCACCGCGCCAGATGTCTATCTGGTATTCATCACGCATCTGCCTATACCAAGCAGTAACATCTGAATACTTCACCATTTCGCCATCGCATAAAGTAAGAAGCCCACGCTCATGCCATCGCATGTATGGAGCTTCTTTCGAATTTTTTTCTTCCAGCTCTTCAACTCTCGACCTTGGAAGGAAGTAATGCTGCAAAAGATATATCTTTTCATCGTTCCTTCGCCTGATCAGAAGTGAGGCACATGTTAAATCTCGAACTTGCGAAAGGTCCGCGCCAGCTATTGCGTAAGTATTTCGCAAGATTTCCATGTCGTAAGTCTCAGGATTTTCAATCTCTTCCCACTTCAGCCATGAAGCTGCTGAGATGTTCTTCAGGTTGAAATCTTTTGTGAGAACTGTTTTTCTATAGTTAGGCTGAACAATAGCTCTCTCAACTGCCTGGCGAAGTTTAGCAAGCGACTTGACTGTTCCCAGTCCTGGATTAGCTTTAATCCAACAATCTTCTTTGAGCCATTCATCCATAGAGTCAAGCTCATAGATGAATGAAATGAAGTGCTCATCGTCTACTTCACCATTAAGCACTTGTTCAGCATAATCGTATAATTCATCATAAATGCCATCACGAATAAAGCCGCTTGTGGTGATGGTTAAGAATAAAGGCTGCTCTCTTGATTCTGCAGAAAGAGCTTGCTTCATTACATCGTAAAGATTTCTATCCTTGATTGCATGGCATTCATCAAGAATGACCATTGAAGGATTCAGTCCATCAAGAGTATCTGAATCACTTGATAGTGGCCTATAGCTGCCGAAGTTGTAATCGCAATATAAATCAGACTTTCTTGATTTGATGTACTTGTTAAGATATGGCGATTGCTTGACCATGTTCTTCGCTTCATTGAACACAATCTTTGCAGCATCCTTCTTTGTTGATACGCAATCAATCTCAGGACCGCCTTCTTTGTCGCCAAGGAGCGCATAAGTTCCAAGCGCTGAAAGCAATGTTGATTTACCATTTTTTCGGCCCATGATAATGAGCACTTCAGTAAATCGTCTTTTATAATTTTTATCTACAACGCCATAAATGGCTTGAATAATTGCTTTTTCGTAAAGCTCTAATTTCAAAGGCTTGCCGATGTGCTTGCCTTTTGATTGCTTGCAAAATGTTTCGACAAATACAATTGGCCGATTTGCCAGGATTGGATCAAAGTGATATTTTCTATCTTTGCCAGCTTGTATATCTACAAGCATCTGCATTGTTTGATATACTTTATGACTCACTTTAATGTCGCCAGATTGTATCTTCTTCCAATATTGCGCTATGTAATTATATTTTTTTATCTGCATGAATTAGGATTCCAAGAAATCACGCATCAGATCACCTGGCTGATCGCTTCCTGGACCTGTCAAGCTTCCAAGAATTTTCACTAATGTTGTAACTGTTCCATTCGCAGCTGAAGCTGTCTTGTTATATTCCGTAATTGCTGGATTGATAACAAGATTCGTTCTATCCTTCACATATGTTTTTTCAACAAGCAAATCTTCGGATTCAATTGCATCTTTCAGCTTCGACAATATCTGAAGCTGCATTTCATATCGCTCGAATGTTGTTTTAAAAAAATAATGCTCAGAAACACCTTTTTCTTCGGCTATTCTAAGCAGTTCATCACGCAGCTCTTCCAGTGAAGGCTCTTTTTTCTTTCTTCCCATCTTTCGACACTCTCCTCTTTAGGTTTCTGATCTATTTGATGAAATAAAATGTGATAAATCTGTGATAAAATCGACAAATACTTTCAAAACGGACTATCTTTTTTAATAAGTAGCTAAAACACGCTATTTTTCCAAAAAACCGAAGGTTTTTCGGGTCGAGGTACACGAAGG